GTGCTGTTACAGGCAAGGGTGCCGACATTCTTATCGTGGACGATCCGCATTCAGAGCAGGAAGCTGCGTTAAACGATCCCTCCGTATACGACCGCACATACGAATGGTACACGTCTGGTCCCCGCCAGAGGTTACAGCCTGGGGGTGCGATCTGCCTGGTAATGACTCGCTGGTCGAAAAAGGATTTGACTGGCAGTATCGTTAAGGCATCTATAGAACGTGGTGGTGCGGATGAATGGGAAGTCATCGAATTCCCTGCGATTCTGCCCAGTGGCAAGCCGCTCTGGCCCGGATTCTGGCCGATAGAGCAACTTGAATCGCTGAAAGCAGAACTGCCTATATCCAAATGGAGTGCCCAGTATCAGCAAGATCCGACTTCCGAAGAAGGCGCGATCATCAAGCGTGAATGGTGGAATGAGTGGACGGAGAAGGAACCACCGAAATGTGAGTTTGTGATCCAATCATGGGATACCGCGTTTCTTGCAAAGGAAACTGCCGACTACAGTGCATGTACGACCTGGGGCGTCTTCAAGAACAAAGAAGATGAGCCGAATATCGTTTTGCTGGATGCACTGCAGGAGCGCATGGAGTTTCCCGATCTGAAGACTCGTGCTTACGAAATGTGGAAGGAGTACAAGCCGGATGCGTTTATTGTAGAAGCCAAGGCTGCGGGCAGTCCGCTGATATTCGAACTCAGGAGGATGGGGATCCCCGTGGGTGAGTATACCCCTAGCCGTGGTAAAGATAAAATTGCCAGGGTAAATGCTGTTTCTGATATATTTTCTTCCGGGCTCGTGTGGGCACCCAAAAAGAGATGGGCCGAAGCGGTTATCGAAGAATTCGCTGCGTTCCCTAACGGGGATTACGACGATCTAGTGGATTCATCTACTCAAGCACTATTGCGATTCCGGCAGGGTGGCTTTATTTCGATTGAAAGCGATGAGCCGATGGAAGAGTTTTTCCCAGCCCGTAAGGCGGATTACTATTAATTCATATCGTTTCTTTCCGGAAATCATTATGACCGAGGGCGAGATCGCCCACTTCTTCACTGGCAATCCTATTTTGAAGAGCGGTAAGGGTTTCGATTCTACGATGAGTTCCGGAGATCCCGACGAGCCGAGCGGCTACTGGCACGATAAAGAGGGCGATACGAAGGCCGAGATTGTATTTCTAGTCTAGGGGGACGGCCTGATAGACCCGCGAACAACTATGGGCCGTCTTAAATGACCAAAGAACGCTCTCGCTATCGCGAGAAGGTGCCCCTAGATAGATTTTTTCTGGGATTTATTCATCGGAGATTATTATGAGGGAATCCTACTAATGGTTGCTATTTCCGATGCTACCGGGTTCGCTGATAGCCGCGTTACGCTGGCAGAACGGTTGCTGGAGCTTGGTGTCGAGAGCGCACTGACCATGGACGGTTTTGACGATTGCGTGATCGGTGTGTTGGAACGGTTCGGCATGGAACCAATCGTGTTATATGACAAGCGGAAAGTCATCCAGAAACTGATGGATGAAGGCTGTGACGACTACGAAGGTGCACTAGAATACTATGAACATAACCAGCTTGGCGCTTGGTATGGCGACAAGACGCCTGGGTTTCTGGTGAGGTGGTATGACGAGGATATCGACAGTAGATATCGGGTCGTAGAAAAAAACGATGTCGTATAGAAGGAGAGCAATGTGGTAGATCAAGAAGTTCCTTCGGGTTATTACGTCAGCAATAGTTCCGACGCGGACGTGTTCTATGCGGATAAGAGCGGCAACTTCTATTTCAAGAAGGAAATAGGAGATAAATGGTCGCGCACTGATAAGTGGAACTTCGACCATATCTGTGATGTGGAAACGGTGAACGAGGAGCAGGGCGTATCTGCTTCTGTGGATTCACATGACGGCAGGGGTTTCGAGGTCAAGGTCAGCGCCCATATCGGTGTTACCGTAGCGGATGTGATGAAATGGCATTACGTGAACCCGGACGGCAATCAAGCTACGGTCTGGGCTGGGCCGGAAGGTGGGCCGGGTGAAGGAGCGAGCGTGGACGCAGGTGTTTGGTATGACAAGGATGGCAATATCCATGTTAAGTTCTCTACCTGCGGCGTTATCCCCCATGTGGCGTTTGGTACCAATCTGGTCATCAACCCGAAGACCGTCGAGGATCTAGGCAAGCCAACAGCGGATGACAAGGCGTTCGCCAAGGGTTTGACTCAGGGATTGACGCTGGGTATTGCAGATAAGGCACCACCAGTGATCACGCATAGTGTTGCCACCCTTCACAAGGTTGCAGATGATCTTGGCAAGATTCTTTGATTGCGAATTAGGAGTTAGCAAATGCCGATAGATAAGCCAATGGATCCTATTTTTAATCAGGATGATTTTGAGATAGGTCCACAGGGATTCACGGCAGTTGAAAAGGATGTATCTCTGGATGAGCCCTCGCTCACGGAGATGGAAGACGGCGGGATGCTCATTGATTTCGATCCGGCGGGGCTTTCTGTAAACGGGGACAGTTCGTCGTTTGAGTCGAATCTTGCGGAACATATCGAAGATGGGGAATTGAATTCGATTGCTCTGGATCTCGTTTCCAAGTTTGATTCCGATAAGAGCAGTAGAGGTAACTGGGAACAGACGTACGAAGAGGGATTGGATTATCTGGGATTGGAAATCGAAGATCGCACGACACCATGGGCTGGAGCGTGTGGGGTGTTTCACCCCATGCTGTCTGAGGCGGTGGTTCGATTCCAGAGCCAGACTATCCAGGAGATTATTCCCGCACAGGGTCCGGTTAAGACCCAGATTTGGGGTAAGTTCAGTCCCGAAAGGGATAAGCAGGCCAAGAGGGTTCAGCAGTATCTGAATTATCAGCTTTTGGAGGTTATGACGGAGTATCGTTCCGAAACCGAGAAGCTACTGTTCAGCCTTCCGCTTGCGGGTTCGGCGTTCCGCAAGATCTATTTTGATCCGTCGCTCGGCAGACCCACCTCTATGTTTGTGCCTGCTGAGGATTTCGTGGTTGCTTTCAATGAGGCCGATCTGGAGCAGGCGGAGCGTTACACCCATGTGATGAATCGCAGTACGAATCAGATAAAAAAGCTTCAGGTCAGCAAGTTTTATCGCGATGTCGAACTAACGCCATCCAACGTTGAAACCAACGCAATTACCGATAAGTACATAGAAATCGGAGGCGTGAGGCCGTCGTGGGATAAGGACGAGCGGCATCAGCTTTTGGAGATGCACGTTGATCTGGATTTGCCTGGATTTGAAAGTCCCGACGGAATTGCGCTTCCTTATGTAGTTACAATCGACAAGGGCAATCACACTATTCTGTCGATCTATAGGAATTGGTCCGAGGATGATCCCCATAAGACCAAGAAACAGCACTTTGTACATTATGGATACGTGCCTGGGATAGGATTTTATAATCTCGGTTTGATCCATATGATCGGAGGGCTCGCAAAGTCAGCGACGAGTTTGCTGCGTCAGCTTGTTGATGCGGGAACCCTCTCCAATCTGCCTGGAGGGCTCAAGACTCGTGGGCTCAGGATCAAGGGCGACGACACGCCGATCATGCCGGGGGAATTCAGGGACGTTGATGTCCCTGGTGGTGTTATCAGGGATAACATCACCTTCCTTCCTTATAAGGAACCTTCTGGGGTTCTTTATCAGTTGTTGGGTAACATCGTGGAAGAAGGCCGACGCTTTGCGTCAATGGCGGATCTTAAGGTAGCGGATATGAATCAAGAGGCTCCCGTGGGGACGACTCTTGCGATTATGGAGCGGGCGATGAAGGTGCAGTCCGCAATCCAGGCGCGTATCCACGCGAGCCTCAGGCAAGAATATAAAATTCTGGCCACTATTGTTCGTGATTATACGGATCCGGCGTATCCGTATGAGACGGATGAGGGAGAGGATATCAAGGTAGAAGATTTTGATGATCGCATTGACGTTGTTCCCGTGTCGGATCCCAATGCGTCGAGCATGGCACAACGAATCATGCAGTATCAGGCTGCGTTGCAATTGGCAGCCCAGTCTCCCGATCTATATGATATGCCACTGCTGCACAGGCAGATGATGGAGCTTATCGGCATTCCTAATGCTGATAAAGTCGTTCCAGATAAGGACGATGTGCTTCCGAAGGATCCTGTCAGCGAGAATCAGGATATCCTTATCCTCAGTCCTGTTAAGGCGTTCGAATATCAGGATCACGACGCGCATATGCGTGTTCATATGGCGATTAAGAATGATCCTGATGTTGCCCAACAAGTACAGAACAGCCCGAACGGTCAGGCAGTCAGTGGTGCCATGGACGCCCATATTCGCGAACATCTGGCATTTATTTTCCGTAGACAGATCGAAGAGGAACTCGGTGTTCCGCTACCGCCAGCCAATGAGAAGCTGCCGGAAAATGTGGAGAGAAGGTTGAGTGTTCTGGTAGCCGATGCTGCCGATCAGATGCTGGGCAAGAAACAGCAGAAGGCTCAGGCGGAGCAGCAGGCTCAACAGCAGCAGGATCCAATCGTTCAACAGCGCGAACGCGAACTCGCCATTCAGGAACAAGAGGCACAGAGGAAGCAACAGGCAGATGTTGCCAAGCAGCAGCTTGAGGAACAGAAGCTCGCGGCCAGCCAGCAGCAGGATGCGGCGGAACTTGAGTTGGAGCGCCAGAAGCTGGAGAGCAAGGAGCGCACGGATGCTGCCGAGTTGGCACTTGACGAACAGGAGTTGATCGCAAAAACTCAGTCTGATCAACAAAAAATAGATATAGAGACGCAGTTGGAAGGATTTAAGCTTGGTCGCGATTTAGGTAAGGATTCGGACGAGGATCGCATAAAGAGTAAGGAGAAGAAGGGTGGCTGAGTCCGTCCTGTCTTTACTTAAAAAGAAAATTAGAGTTCAGATAGACGATCTCGCCGATCATCTGGCAATTGGTTCTGCAAAAGATATGGAAGAGTATCGTAAAGTATGTGGTATCATCGAAGGCTTGGCATGGGCAGAACGCGAGGTTATTGATATAGAGACAAAGCTCAGGGAGTCTTGACGATGGCGAAATCTATGAAGCCGGGTGGTGGTGGCAGATTTGCTAAATTAAAAAAAAGTCTAAAGGGTAAAGTCAAGAATCCGGCTGCGGTTGCTGCGACGATAGGTCGTAAGAAGTATGGTAAGAAGAAAATGGCAAAATTTTCAGCTAAGGGAAGGAAAAGTAAGAAATGACCGACATTAATCTTGCAGAACTTGCAATGGATAAGGATGTCGCACCCGAAATTGAAGAAAAGACAGAAGAACTCAATTTCGCATCTCAGTTGCCGGAGCCTAAGGGCTACAAATTGCTGATCGCACTGCCCGAAATTGGTGAAATGACCGATGGGGGCATCATAAGATCAGAGGATTCGCGGCATGAAGAGTCCATTGCGACCGTTGTGGGCTGGGTTATGAGTGTAGGGCCGGATGCTTACGCAAATTATGCCCGATTTCCTAGTGGACCGTATTGTCAGGTAGGAGATTGGGTCATTTTTCGAGCATTTAGCGGCACCAGAATCAAAATTCATGGCAAAGAATTCCGTTTAATCAATGATGATACTGTCGAAGCGGTCGTAGACGATCCCAGAGGAGTGGAAAGAGCATAATGGCTGACGAAATTAGTAGGATGAGCGAAGAAGATAAGTTTTTAGGCGTCAGAACTACCATTGATACCCCTGAATCGAAAGAATTGGACGTTGAGGTCGTAGATGACCGCCCGGAAGAGGATCAAAGGGCTTCTGCGGTCGAAACATCGCAAGATGATGGCACTGCAACCGACGAAGAGCTTGGACAACTAGGAAATCGTGCCCAAAAACGCATTAAAAAGCTGAAATGGGAGTATCATGAGGAGCGCAGGGCGAAAGAAGCTTCTGATAAGCTTGCAAACGAAGCTATTAGCTACACGCAGGGGCTACAAACCGAAAATCAGCGCCTTGTACAGCTTGTTCAGGATTCTCAGAAAGCTTTAACGGATCAGGCCAAGCACCGTGCTACTGCTGCGCTCACTGTTGCTGAAGAAGCCTTCAAACAAGCGCATGAATCCGGAGATGCAGGAGAAATCGCGAAAACGCAGAAGGATTTGACCAACGCGCAGCTTGCTCAAGCCTATGCACCGTCCGTTTCGCAGAAAATTATTGATAATTGGAAGCGTAACGTGCTTGCCCAGGATCAAGCGTTGGCAGATCAGGCTTCTCAGCAATATGTACCGGAGCCAATCCCTGAGCCTGATGCCAGGGCTGTGTCTTGGCAGGAATCGAATCCATGGTTCGGTCAGGACAGAGAAATGACAAGCTTTGCGTATGGTGTACATGAGAAATTAGTAGGAGAAGATGGTGTTGACCCAGATACTGATGAGTATTATAAATTGATAGATAATCGTATGAAAGAAGTTTTTCCTACGCACTTCGGTAGCGACCTGACGCAACCAAATAACGCCGTCGTCGTTGATACCGCATCTCGCCGCAAGGCGAATCCCGTGGTTGCACCAGCATCTAGAAACAATGGTGCACCATCGCACAAAGTTACGCTAACGCACACCCAGGTTAAACTCGCGGAACGCCTGGGCATAACGCCACAGCAGTATGCGGCACAGCTATTGAAGGAGATGGCCTAATGGCTGAACAACGCGCTCCCAGGAAGCCCAGGAAGACAGAGACTCGTGAAAACGAGGCTCGCAATATTTCATGGGAACCTGCATCGGTTCTTCCGGATCCCGATCCCCAAGATGGTTGGGTCTTCAGGTGGATACGAACATCTATGGTTGGCAGCCCTGACAACACGAATGTTTCCAAGAAATTTCGTGAAGGATGGGAGCCCGTCAAAGCTGAAGATCATCCAGAACTCCAGATTATGAGCGATCATAAATCGGAATGGGGAGAGAGAGGGGGAATCGAACTTGGTGGGCTATTGCTCTGCAAACAATCTGAGGAAAGCGTGGGCAAGAGGCGTGAGTATTACGAGCAACACGCTGCCTCACAGATGCAAGCCGTCGATAATAGTTATATGCGGGAAAGCGATCCTCGAATGCCCGTTCTCCCGCCTGATCGAAAAACTCGTGTGACCTTTGGTAGTAGTAAGGGCTAGGGTCACCTCACCAGTAATGTAGGAAGGAATATCATGGCTACTACGGCAACACCGTACGGGGCCAGGCCGATTGGAACTCTAAGTTCCTCTGGTTCGTTTACAAGCAAAACTAGAAATCTTCCGATTATCACCACCTATGGTACTCAGATTTCAAATGGTGATTTCGTGAAGGTCGCGGCTGATGGTACCATTGCGAAGGATACTGGTACTACCGCTCTGACCGCAGTCGGGATTTTCTTGGGTTGCTCGTATACGGATCCTACGACCAACCAGAAGACATTTTCAAATTATTGGCCTGCATCTAATGCGGCCACTGATGCGATGGCGTATGTGCTGGACGATCCTTTTGTAGTATTTCAAATGCAGTCTGACGAAGCACTAAACACTACGGATCGCGGTCTTAATGCGTCCGTGGTTGTCACGGCTGGCAATACTACTTTCGGTAAGTCCAAGAACGCGCTTGATGGCAGCACCCCTGCTACAACGAATACGCTGCCTCTTCGTATTATTGATTTTGTCGATGGCCCAACTAGCTTGCCACCGAAAGGCACTACGGCAAGTGATGCATATCCAGATGTGATCGTGAAGTTTAACGCTGCTTCTAGCGGGTCAGCTTCTAATCATTCCTATCTTAACGCCACTGGCGTATAGGAGAACTGACCAATGGCTATTTCACGCGCACAACTTCTCAAAGAATTGCTTCCTGGGCTGAACGCGCTCTTTGGAATGGAGTATGCACGTTATGATGACGAGCATACCGAAATCTATGAGACGGAAAGCTCGGATCGTTCTTTTGAGGAAGAAGTGAAGCTTTCGGGCTTCGACGCGGCACCCGTGAAGGATGAGGGTGATGCGATTTCGTATGACGCCGCACAAGAGTCGTTCGTGGCGCGGTACAACCACGAAACAGTCGCCATGGGTTTTGCCATTACGGAAGAGGCCATGGAAGACAATCTTTACGACTCACTGTCGGCTCGCTATACCAAGTCCCTGGCTCGCGCCATGGCTCACACCAAACAGGTGAAAGCTGTATTCCCGCTTAACAACGGGTTCACCAACGCTTATCAGAGCGGTGACGGTGTGAATCTGTTTACGGCATCCAGTGATGGTGTAACTGGTGGTGATGGTCACCCACTCGTTTCGGGTGGTAAGAACTCTAACCGTCCAGCTACCGCCGCTGACCTCAATGAGACTTCTCTTGAGGCTGCCGTGATCCAGATTGGTAAATGGACGGATGAGCGTGGTCTATTGATCGCTGCTCGTCCGAAGACGCTCGTCATCCCGCCCGATTTGCAGTTCGTGGCGACACGGGTGATGCAGTCTGAGCTTCGTCCCGCGACTGCCGATAACGACATCAACGCTCTGCGTTCGATGAATGTTATTTCGGGAGGTACGGTCGTGAACCACTATCTAACTGATACGGATGCGTGGTTCCTTCTGACAGATATTCCAGACGGGATGAAGCATTTCAAGCGTGTTGCCCTTGAGACAAGCATGGACGGTGATTTCGATACCGGAAATGTTCGCTACAAGGCTCGCGAGCGGTACAGCTTTGGTGTCTCCGATCCGCTAGGGATCTGGGGATCACCCGGAGCGTAGGATAGATAGAGGGTGGAGGCGATTCGCATACTTTCGCGTGGCTACTAGCTGGCTCGTGATTGGTCGCCTCCGCCCCTTATCTTATTCTGGGACACATAGTCCCGAAGACTGGCCCAGCAGACGTTACGACGACTTCGGGACGAATCCTTTCGTAAAAAGGTAAAATCATGGCTAACACAACTTTTTCGGGTGCAGTCAGATCCGAAGATGGATTCGATGTAGTATCGAAAAGTTCGACAACTGGTGCATTCACAACGGAATTCAGCCTAGACGGATCGGGATTGCAGGTTACTCCCATTACGTTGGATGATGCAAATAATACCCTGACCGCCACTGCTAATGGTGGTAGGATCAATGTTGTTCCGGCAATTGGTGGAAACCGGACGATCACTCTTCCGTCGCCTACGGCGGGAGTGTGGTTCAAGTTCATTTATGGTGGTGCGGCAGAAGAGACTGAAAATGTCGCCTTTGATACGGGTTCCGATACCAATTTCTACATCGGTGGTATCATTCATTTGGATTCCAACGCAGATAATGTTTCTGTGTATGCTGACGGTAATTCAAATTCTATATTGACTCTTACGGATTTTGGTTTGTTTGAAATCAATATTCTGGCTAAGGATTCAACGAATTGGATTATCTGGGGTCATCAGGAAGGTGCAGATGTACCTGCATTTTCCGATCAGTAGGAGATGATTTGTTAAATTGAGATAAGACCACCCATCTACGGGTGGGTGGTCGTATCTCCTATTGCGAGCGGGGCTAGGAGTCCTGTCCTCGCGGGGAGAATCAGATGGCTGACGCAGTAACATCTCAAACGATCCAAGACGGCGACCGTACCGCCGTTATGAAATTCACCAATATCTCTGATGGTAGTGGTGAATCCGCAGTTACGAAGGTCGATGTATCCGCCCTCCAAGCCGAATCCGGCACCGGAAGAGCCTGCGACGGAGTAACAATCCAGCAGATGTGGTATGACTGTTCCGGTATGACCGTAGACATTCTTTGGGACGCCAGCACTGATGTTATCTGCTGGACGCTCAGTGGCTACGGTTTTTATGATTTTCGGCAGGCTGGCCCACTTATAAACAATGCATCTAGCCCAACCGGGGATGTAAATTTTACCACTACAGGCCATTCAAGTGGTGATCGTTATACCATTATGATGGCGATGAGGAAGAGTTACTAATGGCTGAAGACTCGAAAAACCCGACCGCAAAAGTTCCAACGTATAACGAGATTGCGGAAAAGAAAGCGGAAGAAGATCATTTCTGGGGCTACACCAGCAGGATTGCCGAAAATTATCCTGATCACGCAGATGAGCGTGGATATACGAGTCGTATCGCCAAGAAGTATCCGAACTGGAAGGCATTTTAATTATGCCAGCAGATGAGGTTATGTCCAAATTTAAGGCAGGCATCCTCAAGTCGGGTTCCGGCGATAAGGTTACAAACAGAGAGCAGGCCAAAGCTATTGCTGCGAGTTATGCTGCTGGTGGGCAAATTAGTGGAGGTATGCTCAAAAAAGTGGTGGCTAAAAATACGAATCTCGCCGATCTGTCTCATATGAGAGCTAAGGGGATGGTCGGTAACGGATCCAAAACACCAAAGTTGGCAGGAGGTGGAGTTGTTTCCTATAAGGAATCCGTACGTGAAAAGTTTGGGTGTCCCGAACCGGATTCAAACTGATGGCTACATCTGGAACTGCTACATTCAATCTTGAAGTTTCGGAGGTTGTAGAAGAGGCGTTTGAGCGATGTGGGCTTCAGTCGAAGACGGGCTATGATATGGATACGGCTCGTCGGTCGTTGAATTTGTTATCTCTTGAGTGGGCAAATCGTGGTCTTAATTTTTGGACCGTAGAACAGGGGACTGCCACCGCATCGGATAGTACCTCCACGATTACATTGCCAGCAGATACTGTAGATTTGATTCAGCATTGGATCCGCGATGGATCTGGTACTACGCAGAGTGATTTGCCGCTGTCGCGATTTAGCGTATCTCAGTATTCCACAATTCCGAATAAGCTCACCGAAGGGCGTCCCGTAAACTTGTATATCGACAAGCAACGTGCTGCTCCGGTTGTGTACCTATGGCCCACCCCCAACAAAGATTACACGTTCGTCTATCAGCGTATTCGACGTATTGAGGATACGGGTGTCGTAGGATCAAATGATCCTGACGTTCCTGCCCGTTTCCTCCCGGCACTCGTGTCCGGTCTCGCCTTTATGATATCACAGAAGTATCCCGAAGCGTTCGTGCGGTCACCGGAACTCAAAGCTGAATATGAGTTTCAGTGGGATTTGGCCCAACAAGAGGATCGTGATCGTGCTTCGGTACATTTTGTGCCTGGGGGCTATAGCTGATGGCCAAGTTTGCTAAAGGCAAATATGCGTTTGGATTTTGCGACCGTACCGGATTTCGCTACAAGCTCAAGGATTTGGTTCCACAAATTAAAGCTGGTCGCATGACGGGTCTGATGGTGGGAAGGGACATGCTGGACAAAGATCAACCGCAGAATTTTCTTGGTAGGCTTGGCGATTATGCTGATCCACAGGCCATTAGAGATCCACGTCCTGATTTATCCCAGGATGCTAGTAGAAGACTTTCGGCATTCGATCCCGTAGGAAACGGGGATGCGGATGGATCGGGTAATATTTTGGCACATGGGCGGGTGGGTACCGTGAAGGTGACTACATGACCTACGCTGAATTGACTGCGGCTATCAAAGATTATTGCGACAATACAGAAACAAATTTTGTAGCTGCTATTGATACATTTATTAAACAAGCCGAACAGCGTATTTATCGTTCGGTTAATCTGCCTGTAAATCGTAAAAATGTTGCTGGTACGATTACCGATGGTAATCAATATCTGGCGATGCCTACCGACTTTTTGTTTCCACTGTCATTGGCGATTACAAGTTCCAGTAACCAAATATTTTTATTGAATAAGGATGCAAACTTTATCAGATCGACGTATCCCAATGCGTCCACGGAAGGGGTGCCAAAGTATTATGGCATATTTGCCAGTGATACGTTCATTGTAGGGCCTACGCCTAACGCCGATTTCGTCACGGAGCTTCACTATTATTATCAGCCAGCTTCAATCGTTACTACGAGCCCGTCTTGGTTGGGCACCAATGCCGATACGGTTTTGCTCTATGGCTGTTTGGTTGAGGCGTATACCTACATGAAGGGTGATGCAGATATGATGCAGCTATACCAACAGAGATACCAGGAAGCGTTGGGGTTCTTGAAACTACAGGCTGAGGGACGAATGACTGGCGATGAATATAGGGATGGCACCATAAGGGTATCGCCCCAGATGGTGGCAGCCGAATGATCAACGGAGAGATTGGGGACGTTACGGTAACTACTACGAAGAATTGTCATTTGCCACCTGAACATTGGGCGCAACGTGCTACTGATCGAATTATTAGTGTAGGGGAGAGCACACTTCCTGCTATTGCGGAACAAGCGTTGGCATTTAAGGCTCAGGTGTATCACACTGTTAATTTTTATATTAAAGAAGCGATCAAGGAAGATCGTTCCAAGGTGGTCATGTTATTGCGGTTAGCTGACCAACATGATTTAGCCAACTCCGTGGAGAAGTTGTAATGGCTATTACTCAGGCGATGTGTACGAGCTTCAAAAAGGAATTGCTGGAGGCGAAGCACAATTTCCTCCTTTCCGGTGGGAATACTTTCAAGATTGCGCTTTATACGAGTAGTGCGACCATGAGCGCGTCTACTACAGCGTATTCCTCGACCAACGAAATCAGTGGCACGAATTACACTGCCAAGGGCAATACGCTTACGCGGATAGATCCTTCCAGCAGTGGAACCACTGCCCTTACGGATTTCGCTGATACTTCGTGGTCTACGGCGACGTTTACTGCTAGAGGGGCCTTGATCTTCAACGAAGATACGAGCGGTGATACTTCTGTTCTCGTTCTGGATTTCGGCGCAGATAAAACTGCCACTGCTGGTACGTTTACTATCGCTTTCCCTGCGGCAGACGCGAGTAACGCGATTATTCGTATAGCGTAGTATGGCAAATGTAACTGGCTGGGGCCGATCTACTTGGGGCTCCGGCACTTGGGGTGAGCCAGTACCCGTTGAAGTAACGGGTATAGCGGCAACTGGTGGTGTTGGAAGCGTTACGGTAACGGGCGATGCGAATGTT